CTTTGAAACTCAGATGAGAACAAGAACTAGAACTGTAACTAAGAACACGGTTGGACCATGGACCCTAAACCCTCTTGTATATAATATATACAATTGTGCTGGGACCCTAACGAATACCGGTTCTATTAACGCTGGTACTCAACCAGCTATCCCTACGAATTATATCGTAGAGACAATACTGGATGAGATTGGCGGCCGGCATGCAAAACCTGTCTATCATCGTAAACGCGAATTCAGGAGTAATCCTGATGGCGCGGGTACGTGGAAGAAAGGCAGCGCTGCCGGATGGCCTGTGGGGTGGACTATATATCCTAATGACAATGCAGTAGAAAATATTGCATGGTCACAGATATATCTAGAGTCCCGGACTGTCTGGCCAATGACCTATTCGGTCAGTAACTGGACTATCCCACCACAGCGATGGAGTTATACGTTCCCTGCATCGGTCACGGAATCCAGTCTTATAGAAGACTGTTTCGAGAAAGCGCATCAGCTCAAAGCTGATATTCTACTCGATGCCGTGGAAGCAAATCAGATGTGGCCGTCTATCACTGCATTAACTGGTTGTATTGGCAATTTAGCCAAGAACTGGTCAAATGTAAGGAAGGTGCTCACAACTGCGTCTGGCGCTTATCTAGCCTGGAAGTTTGGGGTTTCCCCTGTGCTTTCAGACATAGACGCTGTCAGACGTTATCTACCAAGGATGAAGGACGACATAGAACGGCAGATTTCCGGGGATACATTCCGCTTTAGCTCTGTAGCTACTGCGGTTGCAAACCTGGATACTTCCGTTGATCTGACGAACAATGTTCGCCATACGTATAAGGGGCAAATTCATAAGGCCCCTCAAATACGCTATGTGTTAGTAGTTAAGCCTAGAGCTAGTCGATACCACACTGACTTCTTTAAGAAGGCAGATTCAGTATTGTCTAGGTTCTCGACGTCACCGGCTAGTTTGGCATGGGAGCTGATACCATTCAGCTTTGTGTTAGACTGGTTCGTTGATCTTCGGGGAGCGCTCCGGATGTTGGATAATGTGGTGGGGCAAGAGCCCTATCAGATTATTTCATTCACCCGTTCGCTTAGCTATCACGTCGAGACAGAGATGACCACTGAGCATTTAAGCCCATGTGATCAGTCTCCGATTTGGACGCGAGGTGTCGGTACATGTGAGTTCAAGCACTACGAGAGGATTCCAGCTTCTACTTCGGCCACTTGGCCATCGTGGAAGCCGCGGTTTGGAAAGAATCAAGCTGGCATTTCTGCAGCTCTGATCGCCCAACAACTTTCAAAAGTTGGGCGCTAACCGTGTTACTCAGGTCCAGATGATAGGATGTAAAGGAGCCATATGGCAACAAAACATACTGATATTAACAAGCAATGGGTCCGTATACCGGATGCTGCTTTCTTATTGAAAGCAACAATCGATTACGACCTTACACACGAGGAAGCAGATCTTATTGTAGGCCTTTTGGCTTACAGTGGATATGCGACCAAAACGAAAAGGCAGATAGCCAACAGTGCTAAGAACATAACGTTATTAGTACTGGAGGAGTATAAAAGGTTGCCGTTAAGGCAGCTTTCTAAACGCCGGATTGATTACCTGCACGATCGTCTCGTTGGTATCCTAAAAAGATACTTGTGAACCGTGTGGATTGTTAATACTGGACAAATATAGGATAAACCCATAAAATACCATGAATGCCGATTTGACATTCAACACAATCGCCTTCAAGAAGTCCTTCGATGAGAAGGGCGGATCTGAAAGGCGGTCGTCAACAAGGGGCATTAATACCCCTGATTTGATGATCATTAAGACCCAAAGTTACGTGGATTCTGAGACGAAAGTCCCAGGTACACGCTACACGGGCCGAATAGACCGCGTTGATATAGATGCGAATCTTACATCGATTAAAACATCGATGTACTTCGTCATCGCCGTGCCCTCGACTGCAGCCGGTGCGTCCGTCACTGATGTGACTACGACGTTTAAGGCTATTGTTGCGGACGCGAATTTCATCGCGAATGTGTTGAACGGGGAGAAGTAATACTTATTACTTCGAACCGTTGTTTAACAGAAAGGCTAAGTGGTACTCCATTGATATGCATGCTATAGAACATACATACGTCAGCCTGCTAGCAGATGTCGCTCGTTTATCTGGTTTCTCTGAAATACGAGGATCTTATGACGGGCTACAGTGGTGCCTTAACGAGGCGCCTAAGCTAGAGAAGTTAATGCTGGAACATATCGAACTTGGGATTAAACCCGAGCTAGAGATGTACCCAGCGTGGCTGCGGAGACTCGTAGCTGGATCCTTTGAGGATCCAGTATTACTACGGTATCTGCGGCAGCTTCTTCTGTTCTGCTATAAGGCCTCAGTTACACATGACAAAACGACCACAGAAAAAGCGTTTCGATGTTTCATCGAAACTAATCGTGATGTTGGTGCTTTCGGCAATCGGTTCTCAACCGAAAGTCCAAAGCTTCTTAACATTGCTCGCCGACATTGCCAATCAGTTCTTTACAGGTTTAGGGAGGGGTCACTAAGCCCTTCTCATGGACCTGGAGCTGTTACCACCGATAAAGATCGATGGAAACACTTATACTCTACAATAGAGTATTTGTACGCATACAGTGACTGGTATAGTCCATATTTTAATATGGACGCTGCCAAGCATTGGGAGAACCTTGAGCATAGGGATACAATTCAG